GCTGCTATGTATAATCGTCGGTATCGTCATGCCAATATTTGGAAAGAACAATTAGTAGTTGATCCCCTCTTTAAGGAATGGTATACTAAAGGGAAGAAGCTTACCCATTTCGTAGGGACATATGACATCTCTCCTGAGGATCACATTAGGGTTCAAGCTACGGTTCAAAAGTATATTGATTCGTGCATTTCTAAGACTATTAACCTTCCCTCTACCTCAGAGCCAAAAGATTTCAGCCAATTTGCTTTAGATTATGCTCCATATATCAAAGGGTTGACAGTGTATAGAGCAGGAGCTAAGGGGGAAGAACCTCTTAGTGAAATTGCACTTACTGAGGAGAACATAGCTAAATATATGAGAGAGGAAGATTATGAAGAAGGAACCGAAACAGGAGAAGCCTGCTCCCTTGCAGGAGGGGCTTGTGGAGGATAAACATCCCTCTCAAATGACTGACGCAGAATTTAAGCGTTATTGGGTTTGGTATAATGCTGAGTTACCTCCCTTACCAAAAGAAAAAGATCAGGTAGATGAATAATGATTATGATGAGTGACAGAGCGGCAGGGGAGATGAAACGAATAGCCTTGGAGAAGGGTTTAGGAGAAGTATTTCTCAGGGTAGGAGTAAAAGGAGGGGGCTGCTCTGGCTTCTCTTACACAGTAGGATTTGATGATGAGAAAAATGAGTTAGATCAGATTTCTATTAAGGAGTGGAAACCTAATGATATTGAAATTATATGTGACCCTAAGAGTTTTCTTTACTTAAATAATACTATTCTTGATTTTTCAGATGGTTTAATGGGTAGAGGGTTTACTTTTCATAATCCTAATGCTTCAAATACTTGTGGTTGTGGGGAGTCTTTCAGTGTATAGAAGTGAAAAGGACATTCAGGATGCAATTGAGGCCCACTTTGCTGAGAAAAAAAAGAAGCATGACAATAGACTATACACAACATATCAGGAGGACGTAACCCTCCTGAGTAGAATATTTATTGCTGTTGGGATAGGTCTTATTTTGGGAAGCCTCTACGCAGCGTACATGTGAGATAATTATGGCTATATTTGAATGGATTTGTAGAGAGTGTTTGGTATACTGGGACAGGGATTGTGCTGTAGGGAAAGCCCCTAAGAGAACTAAGTGTCCTAAGTGTAATAAGTTATGTGGTAAGTACTGGGAGAACGCCAACACGGCTATTTCTTTTAAGGATGATGGATGTGGTAATGCAGGAGGTCAAGGAGGTGCTATGGATTTCCATACCGTGAAGCAGAGGTATAGAAAACATGCGAAAAAGGGTTATGATAAAGACTCTGCTAATAGATTTTTACGTAACGAGATTAAAGCCTCGAAGGCTGCTATGGATGATGAATCGTGGCGTTATAAATCCATGAATTTTAAGTGGGACAATTTAGAGCGAGATGGTGTGGTACATAAACTATCTGGGACTGAGAGCAAAGCAAAGCAAGAGAGAGCCCGAGATTTAACTATTGATGCCTATGATAATGCAACGAAGAGGGGTTACAAGGACATTAACCAAGACAAACTAGACATAGCAAAGCCTCAGAAGCAAGGGTAGGAATGGCATACGATTTCAGTGAGAATATTCAACGGGGAATTCTCTACTTTCTTAAATCAGATAAAGATTTCTATTTACAGATAGTAAGCTTAATCAAATCTGATTACTTTGAGTTTCCCTCTCATTCAAAAATATTTAATACAGTTCAGAAACATTACGAGAAGTACCATAAGATCCCCCATGACGAGTTTATTATTCAGGATATTAGGGGTAAGCTAGGACCTAGAGAAAACATCTCAGATTATGAGGATGAACTTCTTTATATTAATAACCTTGATACTTCTACGGTTAGTAATCCAGATTACATGCTGGATTTGGTGGAGGGGTTCGCCAAAAAGGAGGCTATGAAATCTGCGATTGCTCAAAGTATTTCGCTAATTAAAGAGGACAGGGTAGAAGAAGTAGAAGCTTTAGTTAAGGAAGCTCTCCTAATTAATAGGGATGTAGATACAGGTCAGGATTATTTTGATGATTACCTGGGGAGGTGGGATCGCATCTTTAATAAAAAGACGGAAGAGAAGTACAAGACTATTCTCCCCTCTATAGATAAATCCCTTGAGGGAGGATTGAGTGCTAAGGAATTAGCTATGGTTGTGGCTCCTCCTGGTGTGGGCAAGTCTCTCTTTCTTGTCAATCAGGCTGTGCAGTCTATGATTGAAGGGAAGAAGGTGCTGTATGTCTCCCTGGAAATGGGTGAAGATAAGATCGCCCAGAGGTTTGATTCAATCATGACCCTCATCCCCCAGTTCAAGTTGAAGGAAGTGTCCAATCAACTAGCCGTGAAAGAAAGGCTAGAGTTATTCAAGAAAGAATTCCCTGGAAGTGAGCTTGTCATTAAGGAGTTTCCCACAGGTCAAGCGTCCATTAATAATATTAGGACCCTCCTGGTTCAACTAAAGAACTATGAGGAGTTTGAACCTGACCTCCTTATCGTAGATTACTTAGAGTTGATGCGCCCCACCCGAGAGATCCTTCAAGAGTATCAAGCCCAGCAGAGGATTGCAGAGGAGCTTAGAGGGCTCGCTATGGAGAACAAGTTCCTAGTATGGACTGCCACTCAGACCAACAGGCAAGGACGTATGGTGAAGATTATTACAGACGCAGAGCTAGGAGATTCTTACGGTAAGATTAGGACATGTGATTTTGCTTTATCCCTTAACCAGACTGAAGAGGAGTTTGATCAAGGCACGATGCGTACTTATGTAATTAAATCACGAAACGGTAGGCCGAGATTTATTGTTCCTATGGAGGTAGATTATTCTACCTTGAGGATGCAAGAACTTGAGGATTCATATGAGTGAAAAATCTAAAACTATACTAGATAAAATAAGGGAAGAAAATATTGAAACTATTGAGGGTGGTTTTCGGTCCTTTAGAATAGAAACAAAAAGAGTTTTAAAGGAGGAGGGGCAGCGATGCCTAGGGATTACTGATTTTGATAAAGGAATAATTTCCCTAGATAAAGATATGGATCCTCAAAATGCACGCGAGACTTTACTACATGAAATGACACATGTAGCTCTGGAACTGTGTGGGTTGGGGGGAGATGAGACAACTGATATAGTTAGAGAGAGGACGAATGAGGAATTAACCACCTTAGTATCGAGAGGATACCTTCTCTTAATGAATTTAAATCCAAGATTGTTTGAGTTAATAGTAAATGATTAGTAAATATGCCACATTAGAGAATGGAAGTTGGGCTTTTAGGAAGTTACCAAAAAATGGAATTAAGCAGGCGAATGGAAGTACTTACTTTCTAATAAATGTACCATTTAGATTGTACCGAAACACTGAAACGAATTTGCAAAAATATGTAGGAAAGGGATCCCCTGGAGATTATTTAGTAACCTCCCACCCCGTTACCTTTAATTGGTTCAGTGTACTAAGCGCAAAGAGGTACGCAGATAGATGGCAGATTGCTGTTACCCAAGAATCCAATAGAATGAGAAATAAACATAAACCTAGTCGAACATCCGAGATTTTAAAAAACCCAGGATTTTCAACTCATATTGCAGAGGAAACGAACAGGGGCATAGGGAACGCCACCGTTCTCACATCATGGCGAGCGTCAGCAACTGGGCAACGGCTTCGACATGTACAGCGTGCCCGACACC